CTGCCTCCGGCGTGGGCGCTCACTTCCGCGCTCGCAAGACCGGCGACAATGCGTACACCGTCTACCGCATCGCCTAAACCAAAGCCGCCCTACGTCATTGTGGCGTAGGGCGATTTGTTTTTATCGGGAATTTCATGCAAATCTACCTTCGGCATCCGGTCCACGGGACCAAAATTGCTACGCTTGAGATGGAAATTGAACACGACAAAAAGCTCGGTTGGTCGGTGTACGACCCTGAAGCCTTTATCGAACCCGAAGTTTCTGCTAATAGTCTAGAAGTGAAGAGACGCGGACGACCTCCGCTAAACGCAGGGGCCTAATATGACCACGGCAGGCGAACTGATAAACGGCGCTTTGCGGCTGATCGGTATGCTTGCCGAAGGTGAAACCCCTTCTGCTGCCACATCTCAAGATGCCCTTACGGCCATGAACCAGATGATTGATTCGTGGAACACTGAGCGGCTGTCGGTCTTCTCGACCCAAGATCAAATCTTTATCTGGCCCAACAATCAGGTGCATCGCACGCTTGGCCCTACGGGCGACTTTGTAGGCAATCGTCCAGTTCAACTTGATGACTCGACCTACTTCAAAGACCCAACCACTGGGATCTCGTACGGCATCAAGATCATCAATCAGCAGCAGTACGACGGTATTGCCGTTAAATCCGTGACCAGCACTTTTCCACAGGTCATGTGGATAAACATGGAATACCCCAACATCGACATGTACGTCTATCCCGTGCCTACCAAGGCGCTGGAATGGCACTTCATCTCGGTTGAGGAGCTAACCCAGCCTGCCACGATCTACACGCAACTGACGTTTCCGCCAGGCTACCTACGGGCGTTCCGCTATAACTTGGCTTGCGAGATCGCGGCTGAGTTTGGCGTTGAGCCATCGCCGCAGGTGTCACGGATCGCTATGGCGTCCAAGCGCAACCTTAAGCGCATCAATAACCCCGACGACATCATGTCGCTGCCGTACAGCATCGTCGGCACTCGCCAGCGGTTCAACATCTTCGCAGGGAACTACTGATTATGGCTGACGTTAAAATCAGTGAACTGCCCGCAGCAATCGCCGCCGCCGGCACGGACAAGTTTGTCATCGTCCAAGGCGGCGTAACCAAGCAACTTTCCAACACGCTGCTGTTCACGGCTGCGACGTTCACGGGCGGCACGTTCACGGGCGGCACATTCACATCCCCTACGTTGGTCACCCCTGCCCTTGGGACGCCCGCCAGCGGCGTTATGACCAACGTGACGGGCTTGCCCCTCACCACGGGCGTGACGGGCCTCCTGCCCCTCGCTAACGGCGGTACGAACGCATCAACTGCTGGTGCGGCGCGAACCAGCCTTGGCGCAGCCGCGTCAGGTGCCAACTCAGACATCACTTCGTTGACGGGGCTGACGGTGCCTCTCGTTTCACTCGCAACCGTTTTCGCCATCGCGGCGGCACTTTAGGAGATCATCATGGCCGTCACGCCAAACTCAATCGTCACACCTCAAACGCCTATCGCAGCAACAGCGGTGGCAACTACCGCCAACACCACCTACACCGACACCCCGACCAACACGGTTCAACTGCTAGCGGCCCAGACCAACGGCGCACGGATGCAGAAACTCACCGCACTGGCACGGGCCACGGTTACGGCGACCGAATTGCAGTTATACGTCTCGTCTGATGGCGGCGCGACCAAGCGGTTCATCGGCTCGAAGCTAATGACGGCTTACACGGTTGCGGCCACGACCGCCCAGACCGCTATCGACTTCGGTTACACCGACGCGGCACCGCTGATCCTGTCGGCTACCGAAAGCCTCTGGGTCGCCATCAGCGTCACAAACACCGGTATCGTGTTCCGCACCGAAGGCTACGCCTACTAATATGCAAAACGCCCCCGCCATGCTCGCCCAGAAGATGATGAACCGGCAGGCCCCTTATGGGCCTATCGGCATGGTCGCGCAGAATATGAGTGGGAATAAGAAGGGCGGGGCGGCTGCGGGTTCGTCTAGACCTGTGATTGGTTTGAAGTTTGATACGTCTACGGCCACGGCTGGGGTTACATTCTCCAACAGTGACACGACCGTAACCAATACAACGGGCGGAAATATTGCATCTGCAAAAGCAAACGTAGGCACCCTTACCGGAGCGGCAGTTTCGTGGTATTGGGAATTTACATTAAATTCGTTAAATATTCTTATTGGCATGGGCCCATCTTCATTTGTATGCAATAGCACAAATCAAGTAGGCATAACAACTGGAACTATATCCTATGACCCTTCTGCGGGAATTATTTATATAAGCGGAGGCATTGCTGCAAATGTTGCAACGGCTAAAATTGGGGATGTGATTGGGTTTAAATTAACTATATCGGCGACATTATCGTCGTTAACTACATATGTAAATAACACCTCTATAAATACCTCAAATACAACAACTATTTTTCCAAATTACAACACGGCTTTATTTCCAATTTGGTCTTCTAACGTTTTAAATGCTTCGGCTACAATTTCAAATAATATATATGAACAAGGCGGAACTATCCCTATCGGTACATCTGTAACGACCATCGCGGCCTCTGCATCCGTCACGCCCGTCGCCGACGGCAAATATGACGTCTACACGTTCAATGCGTCCGGCACGTTTACGGCGGGGTCTACGGGGGCGGTTCGGGCGTTGGTGATTGCGGGCGGCGGGGGTGGGTCAGGAGCAGGTGCCGGTGCCGGGGGCTATCAAGAAAAAGGTGTTGTTGCTACACCTCAAACATACGTCATTACGGTCGGCGCGGGCGGCGCGGGATATGGACTTGGCACAAATAGCTCTATAGGTGCCGCCGTAGTATCCACAAGGGGTGGATTAGGAAACGGAAGCCAGCCAGTCACTACAGATTCTAACGGCGGCAGTGGGGGCGGCGCTTCTCCGAGTGTTCCTGCTAGTGGGCCGTTTAGTGCTGTTGGCGGCACCGGAATTGCTGGCCAAGGCAACGATGGTGGACCCGCTTCGGGAACGGCTAGTGGCGGCGGAGTAGGCGCATGTAGTGGCGGCGGTGGTGGTGCAGGCGCAATCGGCGGCACCGGAACCACAAGCACGGGCGGCAACGGCGGCAACGGTTTAGCCTCTAATATTACCGGAACTTCCATATTTCGCGGCGGCGGGGGCGGGGGTTATGGCGACATAACCGGAAGCAGCCCCGGATCTGGTGGCGGAGGCTATTGGAGTTCTAGCGTTGGTGGTGTGGCCGCGATTGTCAACACGGGTGGGGGTGGAGGCCCAACAGTTGCAGGCGGCTCCGGCGTAGTAATCATCCGCGTTCGAGCGAGGGCGTAATCATGGCGCATTTTGCACGGTTAGACGCAGCCAACATCGTGACTGAGGTTTTGGTCGTTGATAACGGCATCCTTGAAACGCCAGAGAACGAGCAACTCGGCATCAAGTGGCTGCGTGACTTCGACAGCCTACGCGGACTAGCGCCTGCCCAGTGGGTCCAGACGAGTTACAACAGCAATTTCCGTGGGCGGTATGCTGGGATTGGGATGACGTATGATACAGTGCTGGACGAGTTCATAGCACCGGACCCCGCCCCATGAAATCTCCCATCCTCGGATCGACATATGTGGCCCGCAGCGTAAACGCTGCCGACAGCCGCATGGTCAATCTGTTTCCAGAGGTCATCCCCGAAGGCGGCAAGGAGCCTGCGTTCCTGAACAGAGCGCCAGGTCTTCGGCTGCTGACGACCTGCGGAACCGGCCCTGTCCGAGGCATGTGGCAGACTACGACCTACGGCTACGTCGTATCGGGTTCTGAGTTCTACCGTGTCGATGCGGCATGGAACGCTACCAAACTAGGCGACGTGACGGGCACCGGCCCCGTCTCTATGGCCGACAACGGCATCCAGATCTTTATCGCCTGCAATCCAGACGGCTTCATCTACAACATGCTCACGGGGGTCTTTCAGCAGATCTCCGACCCCGACTTCCCCGGCGCTATCACCGTCTCGTATATCGACGGCTATTTCGTGTTCAATGAACCCAACAGCCAACGGTTCTGGATCACAGCGATCTTTGACGGCACGGACATTGACGCGCTCGACT